CAACGTGGGGGCTCAGTTGCCGATCCACGGTGTGATTGCAGGGGAAGGCCTAACGCAGACAGAATACGATCAAATAGCAGCAAACCCTCAGTTCCAACGCTATTTGGAGGCGTACACGACTGAGCTCAGGGAGAATGGCTTCTCTTTTGCAGCGAAAAGCAGGGTTCTTGCCGAAGATTTGCTGCCTGTGGCATACCACATGGCCAAAGACCCCGACGTGCCAGCCGCGACGAGGGCGAAAATGATCGAAAACTTGGTCGATTGGGGCGATTTGAAGCCCAAAAACAGCTCAAATTCGACTGCCGGGCCCGGTTTTTCGATCACGATCAACATCCCAACGGTGGGCCAAACACCTGCAAAAACCATCGTTTTAGAGGCGGAAAACGCAGAAAATCCGCAAAAAACGCTCGAAAACGCTGAAATCACAGAGAAATACCAGATTTCATTGGCCGAGCCAGATGACTACGTCTACGCCGGGGATGACTACACATGAGTCTGGTAGCATAGTGTATAATATGCTAATGGACACAAAACAATCCGGCGTATACGCCATCACGAACATCAAGACTGGCTCTCAATATATTGGCAGCGCAGTGGACATACGCATGCGGTGGAGGGCGCACAAGCACTCGCTACGACACCACAAGAAGAGCCCCCCTAAGCTGCAAGCTGCGTGGGACAAGTACGGCGAAGATGCGTTTGCTTTCGCAGTGCTTGAGCTGTGTGGTAAAGACCAATGCACATTGGTCGAGCAAAGATACATTGACGAGCTAAAACCCGAGTACAACACGCGGGCAGAGGCAAAATCAAACTTGGGTATGAAGTGGAGCGCAGAGGCAAACGCTAAGAAAGGCCGACCCCAGGCTGCCTACACTGTGCAAGGAGTCACAGGTGGATTACACACGTTGTGCAAACACTTTGGCATAGTCAGCAAACAGTGTGCGCAGTGGCGGATGACTGAGCGAGGCATGACTGCAGAGGAGGCCGTGCTTACGCCGTCGACTCCAAAGAACGTGTGCGGAGAAATCAGCGCCAAGTCACGCAAGGCGAACAATACCGGCTACAAAGGGTCGAACTTGACCTTTCGCGGCGAAACAGGGAGCCTTGCTATGCTTACAGAAAGGTTTGCGACCGTAGATTACTACGCTGTGCGATCTCGCGTTCAGCGCGGCTGGGAGCTAGAGAAGGCGCTGCTAACACCGAAAAGGGAAAGAACATGAGCGTTAATTACACACCGGCACCATCGGTAGTTCCATACCTTATGAGTGACAAGTTTCAGAGTTTTATTGTCGGTCCCGTAGGGTCGACTAAAACGACTGCATCACTTATGAAAATACCGCTTGAGGCCAAGAAGGTGGCGGCTTGTAAGGATGGGATACGCCGGTCTAGGGTGGCTGTTGTCCGAAACACGGCCCAGATGCTTAAAGATTCCACTATAAAAGATTTTCTAGCCTTGTTCCCTGAAGGTCAGGCAGGGACATATTTAAGGACAGAATTACGTTACATAATGCGTTTCGATGATGTCGAAGTGGATGTACTCTTTCGCGGGCTTGACGATGCCAACGACGTGCGCCGTCTCCTCTCGCTACAGTTATCGTTTGCTATGGTAGACGAGGTGCGCGAGATCAACTCGGACGTGTTCGACGCGCTCACGGGCCGACTGGGACGTTACCCTAACGGGATGATGGTGCCGCACCGCCCACAGTGGGGAGTGGACGACAAGGGCAACCCGGTGCAGGGCTGCGTGGATGACGACGGCAACCAGATGAAGAAAGTCTGGGGCGCGACCAACCCGCCTGACCTCGACGCACACTGGGAGAAGTACCTCACCAGCGCGGACCCTGAGAAGGTGCACGTGACCATCCAGCCGAGCGGTCTCAGCGATGAGGCGGACTGGGTGCAACACTTGCCATCTAACTACTACGAGGACTTGTGCGAGGGCAAGAGCGAGGACTGGATCGACGTGTACGTCCACGGTAAGTGGGGCAAGAGCCTCTCGGGACTGCCGGTCTACGACAAGACGTTCACATCGGACTTCCACGTGGCCAAGGAAGAGATCAAGCCCATACAGAACGCCGACTATCCCATCACCATCGGGGTGGACTTCGGACGCACGCCGTCAGCTGTCTTCATGCAGCGAGACCCGCGTGGTCGGGTACTGGTGCTCTCAGAGATCACCTCGGAGAACATGGGCATAGAGACGTTCATCACCACGAAGCTCAACCCACACATCGCCAACACATACCCCGGGTACCAGTTCGTGTGTGCACCTGACCCAGCGGGGTTCATGAAGCAGCAGCTCAACGAGATGACGCTGGTGGACGCGCTGAAGAACGCTGGGTTTAAGTGTGTGAAGCCGCCGACCAACGACCCGGACAAACGCATCGCGGCGGTGGAGCGCCTGCTCACGCAGCAGCTCGACGGCAAGGCCATGTTTCTCATCGACCCACGGTGTAAGATGCTGATACAGGGCTTTCGCTCGGGCTACCGGTACAAAGTCAAGAAGAACGGCGAGATGGAAGACAAGCCGGACAAGAACGAGTGGTCACACGTGCACGACGCCAACCAGTACGCCTGCGCGGTGATCGACATGAACATCCGTGGCTTCGGTATGCAGCAGACTCGCCGGGAGATCAAGAAGTCAGGGTACTCATACACTTGACCGGGGTGTGGCTGGGGGTACAATGCGAGTAACTATGGGGGACAGTCATGTCTTTTTTCTACCCGTCGACCACCTCTGAGCGAAAACATGAGGATTTCAACCTCCAAGTCGCACGCGGGCAAATTCCCGGCCACACTACAGTCAACATATACGGCTACCAGCCTGCGGTAGGCACCGCGTTTATCCCGATCTGGGAGAACGCTGCCCAGTATGTCTACCCGGTATCTGCTACGCAGATGAACTTGGCTGGAACTGCCGGGGACACTGCGACAATCACTATCAACGGGCTGAACGCTGCGTACGAAATTACCTCTGAAAGTGTTGTGCTTAACGGCGCTACGCCGGTGACAACGGTCAACTCGTACCTGCGCATCAACAGCATGTTCGTGTCGGTAGGCAGTGCGACAAACCCAGCAGGTATTGTGACGCTGAAGAACTTGGCCAACACCGTGACATACGCACAGATCAACGCCGGAGTGGGCCGTACGCAAGCTGCCATCTACACAGTCCCAGCAGGCTACACGTTCTTCTTGAGCCGGATCAACATCAACACGTCGCTCAACGGCAACGACTACTGCACCTACCAGAACAAGACGATCAGCCCCGCTGGCGTTGTTCAACTTACACAGCAAGCTCCATTTGCCATAAACTACGACACGCAGCGCGTCATGCCTCGTCCGTTTTTGGAGAAGACCGACGTCCAGCTCATGGCAAAAATTCAGACTGGCACAGGCGCTGTAAGCATTTCACAAGAGGGTTATTTGATAAAAGGCCCGGCCTCTGGTGCTCCCGGAACACCTTGGATTTAAGGACAACTTATGGCTACAGGCATCGCCCTCATCCCAGTCGCTCGCAGCTCAGACCTTGAGCGCGAGTCTCAGAAACGCAACTCCGAGATGCAGGCCACGCCTGTCATTCAGGGTCTGGCCGCTCATGCACGCAAGCGCTGGGAGTCTGCCCGGGAGGCCAAGCGGACCATCGAGGAGCGCATGCTGCAGTGTCTGCGCCAACGCAACGGTGAGTACGATCCGGACAAGCTGGCTGACATTAAACGTCAAGGCGGCTCGGAGATTTACATCCAGCTGACAAGCGTGAAGTGCCGCGCCGCGACGAGCTGGCTGCGTGATACCTTGCTGGGCACGGGCACAGACAAGCCGTGGAGTCTTGAGGCTACACCTGAGCCGACCCTGCCCCCAGAGTTGATCCAAGAGCTGATGGCCAGCATGCAGCAGCAGTTGATGGCCCAGATGGAGCAGGGTATGGCCCCTCCAGACCCCGTGCAGCTGCGAGAAGCCGCCATGCAGATGAAGGACGCCGCGATGCGCCGACTGCGTGAAGAGGCCAACGAGCGCGTTGACCGCATGGAACTGAAGATGGAAGACCAGCTCATCGAGGGTGGCTGGACAGACGCACTGAATGCGTTCTTGGATGACGTTGTGACATTCCCATACGCCGTGCTCAAGGGCCCTGTGAAGCGCAAGCGCAAAACACTGGCTTGGCAGGATGGCCAACTGGTGCCGTCTGAAGAAATTCGCAACGAGTGGGAGCGCGTTGATCCGTTCATGCTCTACTGGGCACCATGGGCCTCGGACATCCAAGACGGCTTTATCGTCGAGCGTCACCGCATGACTCGGGAAGACCTGCAGGCTCTGATGGGCGTGCCCGGGTACAACGACGACGCCATCCGCGCTGTACTCAACAGCTTTGATACAGGCAACTTGAACGAGTGGCTGTGGACTGACAGTGCCCAAGCTACGGCTGAGGGCAAGGACACCACCCAGACCATTTTCACGACAGACCTGATCGACGCCCTGCAGATGTGGGACAGTGTTAAGGGTAGCGACCTGCTGGACTGGGGCTTGTCGAAAAAAGAGATTCCGGACCCAGACCTGAACTACCCTTGCGAGGTGTGGCTGGTCGGCTCGACTGTGATCCGCGCTGTGCTGAACTACGATCCGCTGGGCCGCAAGCCGTACTACGTGACTTCGTACGAGAAAGTCC